GTTCCTGGTCCCGAATAAACGCCTCAAAAGCGCGCGCGCCTGCGACGTTCATCGCAAACGAAATCTCATCGTCCAAAATTGCCGGCCTGTCTGGAGAATCATGTCCCATTTTCATCTCGGTACGTCAAGTATATAATTAGGAAAATAGTCCTTGACACCGTGACGGTGCTTCGGTAGGGTTATGTCATCGTCCCACAGTTGCGGGCGGCGGGGAGAATTTCCGCTGCCGGATGTGGGTTCCCGGCGCCGGGGGGCGCATTTCATTTCCATCATCGAAGAGGTTTCCATGGCTCGCATGACGCAGGCGCGCTGGGCGGCGGCGCGCGCGCTCGCAGAGGGTATGCCCGTCAGCCTGCCGGCGCTGGCGAGCGTCGCGGGAGGGCACCGCCTTCGTGAGCGGCGACGGCACCAACAAGCCAAAGGGATTTCTCAGCTACACCAAGGCGGCGGAAGGCGACTGGGAGTGGGGCGAGATCGGCTATGTGGCGACGGGCGCTGCAGGCGACTTCGCCGCGGACGATCCGGCCGACGTGCTGATCGACACGATCTATGCGCTGAAGGCCGGCTACCGGCAGAATGCGAGCTGGGTGATGAACCGGCGCACGCAGGCCGCCCTGCGCAAGCTCAAGGACGGCGAAGGAAATTATCTCTGGCAGCCGCCGGCGGCTCCGGGCGGCCGCGCCATGCTGATGGGCTTCCAGGTGGTGGAATCCGAGGACATGCCGGACATCGCCACCGATGCCACGCCGATCGCCTTCGGCGACTTCGCGCGGGGCTATCTGGTGGTGGACCGCACCGGCGTGCGCGTGCTGCGCGATCCCTATTCCGCCAAGCCCTACGTGCTCTTCTACACCACCAAGCGCGTGGGCGGCGGCGTGCAGGACTTCGACGCCATCAAGCTGGTCAAGTTCGGCACGGCCTGACCTTGTTCCCGCGCATGTCCTTGTCCCGAAGCCGGGGCCAGTTTCGGGAAAGACATGCGCGTGGCCGTGCCAAGGGCGGTCTCGGTCCATCTCCTGCCGGGACCGTCCGGACCTCATGACGAGCGACGGAGCAGCAAATGACATTATTCAGAACGGTCGCGCCGGGCGCGACGCCGGTCTCGGTCGCGGAGGCGAAGGCGGTGTTGCGCATCGCCCACGGCTCGGAGGACGAACTGATCGGCAGCCTCATCGGAGCCGCGACGGAAGAGGTCGAGCGCACGACATCGCTGGCGCTGATCGACCAGGACTGGCGGCTGGCGCTCGACGATGTGCCGCGCTCGTCCATGGTGCGCTTGCGGCGGGGCCGGTGAAGGAAATCCTCTCCGTGACCGCCTATGGCGCCGACGGTGAGGCGCGGGTGCTGGACCCGGAGACCTATCTGTTCGATTCCGTTTCGACGCCGGCGCGGCTGCATTTCCGCCAGCCGCCGGGGCGGCTGCGGACGATGAACGGTATCGAGGTCGATTTCCGTGCTGGCTTCGGCGAGGCGGGGTCGGACGTGCCGGACCTGCTCAGGCGCGCCATCATGATGCTGGTGGCGCATTGGTACGAGTTCCGCGCGACTTTCGGGGCAGCGAGCCAGCCGGTCTCCATTCCGGACGGCTATATGCGGCTTCTCGCGACCTACATTCCGCGGAGGCTGGCATGAAGGTGTCCTTTATCGATCCGGGCCGGCTGCGGACCGAACTGCGGCTGATGGCATCCGTGGGGGCCGCGGACGGCATGGGCGGACGGACGGAAGACTGGACCGAAACGGGCAGCCTGTTCGCCCACGTCGAGCCGCTGCGGGCCGACAGCCGCTTCGGCGCGGGGCAGACGCTGGAGAGCGTGAGCCACCGCATCACGCTGCGCCATCGCGACGACGTGGCGAGCGGCATGCGCTTCGCGCGCGCCGGGCGGTTCTTCGATATCCGCACGGTTCACGATCCGGACGAGACGGGCCGCTATCTGGTCTGCCTGGCGCAGGAGGCTCTGCCATGAAGGTGACGATGCAGATCACGCTCGACGGCATGTTGCGCACGCTGCGCTGGCATGCGCACAATGCTGCCGAGACTGTGACCTCCTTGCGGGCTGACGGGATGGCGGCGACGGGCGATCCGGAAAGACAGGCGCGTGACATCGCACGGCGGGAGCCGGGGAGGGACCATGTCCGCGCCGGCCGCTGAGCTCCAGAAGGCGATCTTCTCGGCGCTGGCCGCCGATGCCGGTCTCCAGGACATTCTGGGGCCGGAGCGCATCCACGATCTGGCGCCCGCCAGCGTGCAGTTTCCCTACATCACCTTCGGAAGGACCAGCATCTACGACTGGAGCACGGGCACCGCGAGCGGCACCGAACAGCTCCTGACGATCCATGTCTGGTCGAAGGCGCAGGGGAAGAAGGAGGTGCACGCGATCATCGACCGCGTGGGCGCCTGTCTCAACGATGCCTCCCTGGCGATGGACGGCCACCATCTGGTGAGCCTGCGCATGGAGTTCTCCGAGATCGTCTATGACGAGGACCTCTCGGTGCATCACGGCCTGCTGCGCTTCCGCGCGGTAACCGAACCGGCGGCCTGAACGCCGCTTCAATCCGTTCAAGACATTTTCTGAAAGGAGGGACCGCATGGTCGCTCAACGGGGCAAGGACATTCTCCTGAAGCTCAGGGACGAGGACGCTGGCAGCTTCGTGACCGTGGCGGGGCTGCGCACCAAGCGGCTCGCGTTCAACAGCGAGACGGTGGATGTGACGGATGCCGATTCCGCCGGGCGCTGGCGCGAGCTGCTGGGGGGCAGCGGCGTGCAGCGCGCCTCGGTGAGCGGCGCGGGCATCTTCAAGGATGCGGCATCGGACACGCTGATGCGGCAGGCCTTCTTCGAGGGGCGGATGGGCGTCTGGCAACTCGTCATTCCCGATTTCGGCACGGTCGCGGGGCCGTTCCAGATCACCGCGCTGGAATATGGCGGCAGCCATGACGGCGAGGTGACGTTCGAGGTCGCGCTGGAATCGGCCGGCGCCATCGGCTTCGAGGCGGCCTGATGCATCCCAACAGACGACGCGGCGAGATCGTCGCGACCCTCGACGGCCGGCCGCATCTCCTGTGCCTGACGCTGGGGGCGCTGGCCGAACTGGAAAGCGCCTTCGCCGCCGACGACCTCGGCGCGCTGGTGGCGCGGTTTTCGACCGGGAAGCTTTCGGCATCGGATCTCACCCGCATCATCGGCGCGGGGCTGCGCGGTGCGGGCAACGACATTGCCGACGACGCGGTGATGGGGATGCAGTGCGAGGGCGGTGCCGCGGGCTTCGCGGCGATCGCGTCGGAACTGCTGACGGCTACGTTCGGCGGCGCGGGAGATGCGCCGGCAAACCCCTGACGGCCGCAGACGACCGGGCGCAGCCTTTTCCCTGGGACGAGATGATCGCCTTGGGGCTCGGCCGTCTGCGGCTTCACCCTTCCGCCTTCTGGCAGTGCACGCCGCGCGAGATGGCGGCGCTGCTGCCGCGCGGCGAGCGCGATGCGCCGGCGCGGCCGGCGCTCGACGCGCTGATGCGGCGCTTCCCCGACGCGACCCATGAGAGGACCGGATATGCCCGATGACGTGACAGTGCGCATCAATGCCGACACGACACAGTTCGCGGAGGCGCTGAACGATCTCGGCGACCTCGCCGAACGGTTCGGCGGCCAGTTGACCGGCGCGCTGAAAGGCGCGGTCGTGTCCGGGCGCTCGCTGGAGGACGTGCTGCGCCGGCTGGCGCTGAACCTCGCTTCCATGGCGCTGGAACAGGGCCTGTCGCCGCTTCGCAACCTGTTCGGCGGCCTGCTGCGCAATCTGTTCGGTGGGCTTGGCAGCATCCTGCCCTTCGCGCGCGGCGGCGTGGTGCCGTTCGCCGCAGGCGGGGTCGTCGCCGCGCCGACCTATTTCCCGATGGGCGGCGGCAATGTCGGCCTGATGGGCGAGGCAGGGCCGGAGGCGATCATGCCGCTGCAGCGCGGCGCGGATGGGAGGCTGGGCGTTGCGGCCGGCGGCGGGGCGGCGGGTGTGACGGTGGTGTTCAACGTGTCGACGCCGGATGCGGCGTCGTTCCGCAAGTCCGAGGCGCAGGTGTCGGGCATGCTCGCCCGCGCCGTCTCGCGCGGCACACGCACGCTTTGAGGCGATAATGAGCGACGGATTCCACGAAGTCCTGTTTCCGGTGGCGCTGTCCTTCGGCACGACCGGCGGGCCGGAACGGCGCACCGAGATCGTGACGCTGAGCTCCGGCCGC